ACTTCTTTTTCATCATCTTTTTTGTCTGCTACTTCTTTTACTTCTTCTTTTTCTTTTTCGTCTTTCTTCTCGTCAGCTTCATTAGCAGCAGCCACTTTTTTGTCTGCTTCTGTTTCTGCTTTTAGAGTAGGCATTGGGTCGGCTGCTCCTGCACTTTTTTGTTGTGGGTCACCAGTAATGTGATTAACCCCTTGTGCGAAATCTACTTTAGCGTCAGTCGGTGAAGTGATTGCTTTATTCATCACTTGTTGTACAGTTGCCTGTAACGACTTTGCTGGTTCAGCTGGAGCGGCGTTTTTAGTTGGCAAATCTGCCACAGTTTTTTCGGCCATTGTTCTATCTCCTCAATAGTTTTTTAGTTGTTATTATTGCAATAATTACACCATTCCTAACGGAATGTGTCAATTACTATTTATAAAATTACAGCTTTTTAAGAAAAGATTCGAATACTTGAGCGTTTTTCTCTGCTCATGCCATTCTCTCTTTACTCTCTGCCTGTAACTTTAATTCATTAACCTGTGCTTCTTTCAAAATCCCATTATCCCAAACCCATTCTTTGCCTTCCATAATGCCTTCTACAAAAGCGTCTGGAGCGCTAGGGTCTGCAACTATATCAGCTGCGGTTGCAAGGTAAAAATCGTCTTTGACTACATTGGCACCACCTATATTAGATAGTGTACCCATTCCTCTACTTGAAACACCTAATTTTGCACCCTCGTCAATTAAACTTTTCACTATTTTTCCATATGGGGTATCTAAAACTCGTGCTTCACCTATAAAATTACTGCCTTCTGGATATAGAGCCTTTATCATGTGCGAAACTCTTTCTAAATTTACAGTTGGGCCATCAGGATGACCAAGCTCGCCGAATGCTCTACTTTTATTGATGAACTCTCTATTATATCTTACTACTTCTTTTTGTAGTATTTCTTTAGGATAGATTCTTCCATTCCTATTTTTCACGTCTGATTGCATGAAAATACCTTTGATAGAATAGTTTTTTTTACCATTCTTTTCTTCTACGATATATTCTGCGTTTGATATTTCTTCGGTAATTAATTTCATTTGTATCTATCTCTAATTTCTCTTTAATATTTATACAAATTATTATCTGAAAACCACTAAAATCGTGTAATTATCACCAAGTGCGAAATTCTTTGTAGATAATAAAACATCACCTGTCGGTGTTGTTGCGTTGTTAACTATCTCATTACCATCAGCACGTAAGTCCCAAAAACCTTGACCAGATAACAAAACTGCGGTAGCGTTTGTTTCGCCATCCCATATTAATTCTACTGCTGATTTAGGATTAGCAGTGTTTATTGAATAAAAGATTTTTGATATTTTACGATTGCCGTCTTCGGTCATAAAAGTTGTTGTACTTGCGTCAATTTTTTTAACTAAAGTTTCACCTGTACCGTCAGAAAAATTAGTTAATTTAACGCCAAACTTTACGCCTGTCGTATCAGTTAATACCTGTGTTGATACCGTATCAGCCATGTTAGTGTCCTACGCCAACAGCAGTAGCACTTACAGCACCACTTGATGAAATTGTATGTTTAGCATGTTTCTCAATAGTGATTTCATCACCTGCTGAATTTAGTAACGTTGTACCTAATGTAGTACTACCATCTTTGACCGTAATAGTATTTGATCCAGCAGTTGCAACTATTCTTACAAAATGTGCTTTACCAATATCATTATCTGATAGTGTGCCTGCAACAGCTGTACCTTTAAGTATGAATGTTCCCATTTCTATCTCCTTAAAATTGTTAGTGTTTCTTTATCAAAGTAATTCATTAAATCTTGTTTTTTTACGCCATATTCTTTTGCAGCTGCATTTACATTTTTCTCAAAATTAGCAATTACATCTGCGTCTTTATCTGCTGTTCTAAAAACCATGTCAACAGCACGTTTCATTTTAGGCGTAAGTTTATTATATTGTCTAGTCCTTTTATAGTCGTTAGACTCTGTAATATTATCTCTTATAAAATTAGAGAGCCATTTCATTTATTGTCCCTCTGGTGTTTCAGCACTTATATCATTACCACTAAACACATTTGCTTCTGGAGCGTCTGCGCCTTGTTGTCCTGTAAATACTGATCTTGCCACATCAGATTTTGCGTCATCTAAAGCAGACGAAACTTTATCTGCAAGAGCATTTTTTAAATCATCTCCTGCTTGTTTGTTGTCTCCTTTTTGTAATGAATTAACAAATTTATTAATATTTTCTTTTGCCATAATTTTCCTTTCATAACTTTCACTTATCTGATCTACTTCTACTTCCATCATATCGTAGTCAGGCTCGTGATAATCATATTTATTTTGTTTTCTCAATTTATCATATGCCTCATCGGCTTCTACATCTGCTCTTGCTTGTGCTTCATCTTCGTCTGCAGCTTTAATTTTTTTAGAAATTACTACATCATCTGGTTGTTCTTCTTGGTCATCAGGATCCTCTGTATCTTGTCCTGCACCACTTTCCATATTTTCATAAGGTATCGTAATTTGTACCTCATAAGTTTTCTTTTCTATTTTATCAATAGATTTAGGTTCGTCTTTTACATCTGTTTCAGGACCTGTTTCATCTTCTCCTTCACCTGCTCTTCTAATATAAGAAGTTAATCTACCTAATTCACTATCGCCTGGAAAGATTTTTTTATCGTTTTTATCAGCACCACCTAATGATCCTGTTTTATTCCATTTATCTTTTACCTTTTGTAAAAGTGCTTGACCTTGTTTATCATCTTTACTAACAACCTTATCAAAGGTCTTCATCATATTGTTATAAGTTTTATCTCCATCATATCCTTTTTTATCAGGATCAATGTTCATTACCTTATCAACTGCCTTTTTATCTTGTTGGTCAAATGCTTTACTGCCTGGGTATACTTCTTTTCTTTTTGTTTCACCTGCTCTTTTAAGAATATATTTACCACCTTGTTTAGTCACACGACCAAAGTATTTGCCATCTTTTTCGTATGACCCACCACCTTTGTGTGTTAGGCCTAAATTTTTAATCTGTTGCCTAATTTTGTCGTATGATTGATCGGACATTATTCTTTCTCCTTAACTTCTTCTTGTTCTGGTTCTTCGTTTTCACCACCAGTCATTGATTGCAATTTTTCTCTATTTGCTTTCATTTCAGAATCAATACGAGTTTCTTCAGACTCAGCTGATATTTCATTATCAATCATTTCTTGTTCTTGTTCGTTTTGTTTTAATATTTTCGTTCTAATGTAATTGTTAGAGAAATACTTACCAACGTAACCTTCTAATTGTTGAGCAAGTTGTACTCTTTCTCTCATCATTTCGCTGTGTTTTAATTCAGCAAAGTAACCATCTTGTAAGAAAGAATATGTAATATCTCCCATCATTGAATCCCATTCTTCGGGTGCAATAACGCCTTTTAAAATTAATTGTGTTTTTAAAAGGTCATGGAATAACATTGTAAATTTCTTTCTTAAACGACCTACAAATTTAGTAAATTTAACTTCATCTCTACTAATTTCTGCAGCTCTACCAAGATTGAAACCTTGACCACCTTCTAATCTACTAATAGGTATATTAAGTGAACGATATAGTTTCTTTTGGAAGTATTCTATATCTTGTATTTCACCTAGGTTTTGACCACCAGGTAATGTAGTAATTTCAGTTCCTCTCCCACCTTCTCTACGAGGTAACCAAAAGTCTTCTAACATACTCATATAGTTTCTGTCATCTCTTATTTCACCTGTAGAAGCGTCATATACTAACTTGTTTCTATATCTTGCCATAACATCTCTTAAATATTGTTCGGCCTTGATTTTAGGTAAGTTACCTACATCAATATAGAATATTCTTCTTTCTGGTGCACGAGCAATTCTGTATATTACAACAGCGTCTTCAATCATTCTTAATTGATTGACAGGTTTAATTGCCTTATGTAAATATGATAAAACTTGATTATGAGTTTGATCTACTAATCCTGATGGACAATAAGAAATAGCGTCTGTTGCTATTCTTAACCCACCTGCGTTAGATGTAGCAGTCGGGTGTATTCCTCTTTCGTTGAATATGTAATATTCTTGGAATTTGTTTTCAAAAGCAAATGAAGATGGCATACCATCTGTTCTTTGTTTTCTTATTTCTCTAATCTTTTTGATTTTTCTAGGATCAATATATCTTACTTCAGATATTCCTAGTCTTGGACTTTCTTTATCAATGATCTTATGGTAGTATAATCTACCATCTACGTACCATCTTCTAAAAATGTCGTGGCCTTTTATATCAAAGTTTAATAACTTTAAAACTTCAGTAAAAGACTCTCTAATTTTTTTCTTAATTGAGTCACTATACTCAATCTTACTTAAATCTACTTGTACAGATTGTTGATTTTCGTTAGATACAATTGCTTCTGATACTATATCCTCAATTGCGAGATCACACTCGGGATGTAAAGCAACTTCTCTATATCTTCTTATTAAATCTAATTCGTTACGAGCAGTAACATCAAACCCACCATAAGACGCAAAGAACCCACCAGCAGGGACGGTTTGTGTGCCGTCCTCTGCTTGTGGTGGAACTATGTTTTGTCTTGGATCGGTTGAGGGACCTTTCAGTCGCTCTATTTTAAACCCAAAAAGTTCAGCCATAATTTAGTTTCTCCTATTACTAATACTTATAATGGTATTAAGTAGTAGTATTTGTTTCAAAGTATTGGTATCTATGTGTGGCAGTAAAACTCTCTACGGAGTTGTTATCACCATACGATAGAGCAATATCATCCAGAGTTGTTGGAAACATTCCTCTGAATGTGTATGATTTAATCACGTTACCATTTCGGTCTAATTGATCAACAAATGCGTCAACTTGATAATCAACAGGATTTACTAATCCTTCATTATCTGACATATTGTTAATACCGTTTAACCATCTTTCGTATGCGTTTCGGATTAAGAAATTGGTATCATTTAAGATAGTTGTAGTCCATGTTGCAAATGATCTGTCACCTGCTACATATAACTCCCTACCTCTAAATGGTATCGCAACTTCCGTTACCGTCATACCAGGTAAAGATGTTGATGTACATAAGAAAGACATGTTTTCAGTCTCCCCACCTACAGCAGCATAACCTGGGAAAGGCATTGTTACTCTAAATTGATTGGCACGAGCACCACCGCCTCTTAACTTAGCTTTAAAGTCATTTATATTTGGCATGTGTTTATCCTCCTACCACTTCTTCAAATGCAACGCCTGATCTTGTTGCAACGAATTGTAATGTTATGAAGTTGATTGATCTATTTGGTTTAACAAATATATCTGCTCTAAACTCATTTCTATCAACGACAAGGTCTGGAGAGTTGTTTGTTTCATCACAAACTACTGAAAAGTCTGTAATACCTCTTCTACCTTGTACATCTCTTAGGAATGGTTCAACTATATTTCTGAATTGAGCTCTTGTAAATTCGTCATTAAACTCAAATAACTGAAATTTAGAAGCAGTTGATATTGCCTTCTCCAAAGTAATGAACAATCTTCTTACGTTTATTCTATCAAATGCACTCGGCGTTGATAAACCAGTCTTATCACCAAACAATAATGTTCCTTGTCCTGGCATTGTTACAACTGGATTTATTCTTGCTCTGTACAATTCATCTCTTTGTGTTTTGTTAGGGTTGTATGCAAGTTTAACCACACCTCTCATAACTCCTCTGTTGAAACCAGCAGGTGAGAACCATGAGTCTGCGACTAAATCTGTTCTTGCAGCCAATCCAGCAGTATCTCCGTTAAGAGGTACATATCTGAACACGTCATTG